TGTCTCAATGGCAAAGCCCGACCCGCTGTCGAGAATATTCACTACGTTTACCTTGATTTGTTCGTCAGTCATTACTTGCTCCAATGTTCAGGACGTGCTTTCGGTCTGATGGTGTAGCCGGTGACTACTTCGGTCTTAACGCAGCCGACCATCGTGTCATGATCCCAGTCTGCGTCGTATATTTTATACAGCTCACCAGTTGCGCGCAGTGCCTGTTCGCACTTTTGCTCACTGGTGAAGGGGATAGGCGATGGGACATCCTCGCCGTTGATCGTGGCTATGAATACCAGCATCGTGAGGTAGTTCATTGGACGACCACCGGTATAAACAGCAGGATATACATGGTGGCGAACAGGCTGATTACGCCGATCAGATCGCAGATAAAATCACGCATCGTTCTGGCCCTCCAGATCTGACAACCTCTGCTTGTATAGGCGAATTTGGTGACCTGCCAATGCCAAGTCTTCTGAGACCCAGCTTGGGCGAACACCGTGTCCGAAGCGTGCTATAAGGTCGTCGCAGCTACGCTCGTGGAATTGTATCATGTTCTGATACAGGCTTATTTCTTCTTCAGTGGTCATGTTTCTCTCCTAACTTGATTTTTAGTCGCTTCAGAACGGGCAGTCTTCGCCGCGTTCCCACCAACGATCTGGTGGTGTGGACGCTGGGCCGGTGCGATGTTCTACCGTTGTGGGAGGAGGATTTGGCGGTAGAACGCCCAGCGCCCGCAGCACGAGATCGAGGTGCGGTGGTATGGGGGCCGAAGCCCCCTGTTGGTTATACATGGAATTTCCAAGTGAAGGCTTTTTTGCCTTCCGCGTAAGAGGCATGACACTCATGCACGCTGATGGTTTTGCGGATGCAGCTACCAAGCGCAGCGGCAGCATTAATCGCGTCTTCGCGCGCCATCTCTGCAGTCTCGCCTTTGCCGATTACAACGTTGCCGTTAAAAGTTGCTGCTTTGTGTTCGTAGGTGGTCATCTGTGTATCTCCTCTTGTTATGCACCCAGATTACGGAAACCCCCCAACCCCGTCAACCATAAAATTACGCTTGACATACACTTTTTTTACACCAATAAACATGACAGCACAAATGGAGGCTAAAAATGCAACGTGAAATTCGACTTAAATGCAGCAACGAGGTGGCCGACGCCGCCGACCTTGCTGCCGAGCGCCTCGGGCTGACAACCACGGCCTACACGCGCATGGCGCTCATTGAACGGATGGCCCGCGACGGCATCCACCCAGAGCAGCCGAAGGTGGACTGATGGTCAATGGCCGTGCAAAGGGCGCTGCATTCGAGCGCGAGGTAGCCAAACTGCTGCACGCAGAACTGGGCATTTCGTTCAAGCGCAATCTGGAGCAATACCGCGCCGGTTATCACGATGACCTGACGCCCGATGACAGCACGTTTCCGTGGTCAATCGAGTGCAAACGGTATGCGGGCGGTGCGTTCAATCCTGCTTGGTGGGATCAGTCAGTGGCCGCTGCACAGGCGCAAAACAAGTTGCCTTGCGTGATCTATAAATTTGACCGCAAGCCGATCCGCGTTGCCATACCCCTCGGCGCGCTGTGGGACGATGGCGAGGGGCATGTTGTGGACGTTTCATTCGAGGCGTTCTGCTATATCACAAGGGAGATGATGTAGTGACCATCGACAAGACAATGACAAACGAGGAATATCACGCGCACCCTGCAATCAGCAGTAGCGACGTGAAGGCGGTGGCCAGCACATCGTTGGCGCACTGGAAGCACAAGACCTACAAGGCGTCACCGGCCTTTGACCTTGGCACAGCCGTGCATGCAATGGTGCTGGAACGTGACCTTAACTTGGTCGCCAGAGGCCCAGAAACGCGCCGTGGCAAGCAGTGGACGGAAGCCAAGGCTGCTGCTGACCTAGCAGGCCAACTGCTACTGACAGAGGACGACTACGACGTTGCAGAGGCGATGGCAGAAAGCCTGTTGGCCACTGACATCGGGCGGCGGATGGCAGACGAAAGCACCATGAACGAGGTGTCATTCTTTGCCACCGATCCTGACATCGGCATCGACCTGAAAACACGCCCCGACAGCTATTGGCCAGATCGCGGCATGATCTACGACATCAAGACAACACAAACCGCCAGCCCAGCAGGCTTCGCGCGTGAAGTTGTTAAATATAACTACGCACTGCAGGCAGCATTCTATCTGCATGTGCTGAAGCTGGGCGGCCACAAAGCAGAGAACTTTGTGTTTGCCTGCGTGGAAAAGCAGCCGCCATACGCAGTCGGCGTGCATGTTCTCACGCACGAATACATCGACTGGGCGCGCGGCCAAATGATGGTCACACTTGACCAAATTAAACGCGCACAGGATAGTGGCACTTTCACCACCGGCTGGCCCGAGGTGAATGTGATTGACCTTCCCCGTTGGCTGCAGGACGCACCCGACGACGAAGACTTCGAATAACGCCAGAAGAGGAGATATATCATGGCAAACGAAGATTTCGCAAAAGTGATCTTTAAAGACGTTGAGTTCAAATACCCGCGTCTTGGCGACACGTTCCGTTTTAACACCAGCACACGCCAGTCAGAGCCTTGCCCGCCAACGGCTAACGGCGCTGCGTGGACTATCAACTGGGAGATGCCATACGAAAAGGCAAAGCCGATTTATGAAAGCCTTAAAGCGCACTACGATGCACGCCTCGCCGCTGGCCGCGTCAAAGCACCATTTGGCACCATTTTTGGTATGAAAAAACTAGAGAATGGCAATGTTGAATTTCGTGCTAAACGTAACGGCACCAGAGGCAGCAGCGGTGAAGTCAACAAGCCGCCAATGGTAATCGGCGCTGACAAGCAACCGCTGGCCGATGTAAACATCTGGGGCGGCAGCAAAGGCACTGTGCGCTGCTGGGCGGCACCCGTGACCGACCCTGACGGCAAAGGCGGCATCAGCTTGTTTTTCGACGCCGTGCAGGTGACAGAACCTGTCTACGGCGGCGGCGGGCTAGACGACTTTGATGCTGTAGCTGTGGCAGCGCCAGCCGACGATCCATTCGGCACGGCACATCAGGCAGCACCAAAGCCAACGCCGCTGGATGATCTTGATGGGGACTCTGTTCCCTTCTAGGTATAAAAAAGACCCCGGCGCCTGTGGGACGGTGCCGGGGTCAGTTCTCATCATGCAGAAACACGCCCGAAGAGGAGAAGGCGATGGCCGAAATACTACATATGCCACGCAACAATGACAAGCCCTACGTCATGTTGTGTGAGGGTGCATATGACACCCTGAAAGACCAGCCCGGCAAGCAGTATAAAACCATCACGCTTGCAGAGATCGCGCGCCTCGTTGAAACCCCGCAGGCAGTCGAAAAGAAGCACGCCAGCTTTATCATACCGTCCAGCTACAATTACCACGACGGTCGGTCGCACGAAATCCAGCGGGACATGGGCAGCTTCCGCATGCTGACCTTCGACATTGACGAAGGCAACCACAGCATCGACGAAGTGGAAGCGGCCATCAAAAAGGTCGTCGGCTACCACGCCTTCATGATCTACTCTTCGGCCAGCGCCTCAGATGAAAACAAGAAATGGCGTGTTCTCGTGCCAGTCGCAACCCCGCTCTATGGCCGCGACTTTACGCAGGCACAGTTGGCCGCATATGAACTGATGCGCACTGCCACAGGCATCAAGTGCGATGACGCGCTGTCACGCCCCGGCCAGCCCGTCTACCTGCCCAACGTGCCGCCAGATCGCCGTTTCGACGGTGAGCCGCTGTTCTATCAATATTACCTTGAGCGCAAGTTCACACTGTTTGAATACTACGGCAGCGCCATCGAGGAGCATGCCGAATGGAAGCGCAAGCAGGAAGAATACGCGCAGGAGGAAGCACGCCGGCTGGCCGAGAAGCGGGCAGCAGAGCGCGCTGAGCGGCGTGTAGACCGTCCAGACGACATAGACCCCATCGCGGAGTTTAACGCCCGTCACAGCGTCTCTGACACGCTCCTGCGCTATGGTTACGAGCGGCAAGGTGCCAGCAAGCAATACCGCAGCCCGTATCAATCCACAGGCAGCTACGCGACAAAGGATTTTGGCGACCATTGGGTGAGCCTGTCAGGGTCCGATGCAGCCTCTGGTATCGGCGCGCAAAAGTCGCTGGGCGAGATCGCATACTGCTGGGGCGATGCCTTCGACCTGTATGCGCACTTTGAGCATGGCGGCGACATGACTAAAGCCATCCGCGAATATGCTGCTGAACTGCGCCCACCTGCTTTTGAAGCGCCCACCGACCCTCTTGCTGACTTTGACATCGTGCCTGACGAAATTTCGCCAGAGACAGAACCCAGTGAAATAAAGGCTGACAGCCCAGCCGACGAAATTTCGTTCGATGATGCCGATGCGCTGCCTGACCCGGCGACTGACCTGCCAGAAGAAGATATGTGGCCAACGCCTGTCACGCAGTTCGATAGCAGCCTGCTACCCCGCCGTGAGTGGGTCTACGGCCACGACTACATCCGCAAATACGTCAGCGTCATTGCGTCAGCAGGTGGCATCGGGAAAACCTCGCTGACCGTTGTCGAGGCGCTGGCAATCGTTACAGGCCGTGATCTTCTGGGAACGCCGGTCAAAGAGCAAACCAACGTTTGGGTTGTCAATCTGGAAGACCCCCGCAGCGAGATTGAAATGCGCACGCTGGCAGCCATGCAGCACTACGACATCAAGCCGAAAGATGTGCGCGGCAAGCTGTTCATGGATGGCGAAGATACATTCAGCGTCACGCTGGCTGCCGAGAACCGGGACGGGCTACAGCTTAACGACGCAATGGCCGACCTGATGATACAGAAAATCAAAGAGAATGACATCGGCGTTGTCATGCTCGATCCATTCATCGGCCTGCACACAGTCAACGAAAACTCAACAGCGGCATTCAAGCCGTTGTCGCAATGGTGCGTCGCATTGCACGTGAAGCCAACTGCAGCGTCCAGCTTGTTCACCATGTGCGAAAAGGCAATGGCGATGATGCCAGCATCGACAGCGTGCGTGGTGCTGGCGCTCTGATCGGCGCGGCCCGTGCAGCCCGTGTGATTAACCGCATCAGCGAAGATGACGCCATGAAGATGGGCGTTGACGAAAAGCAGGCACGCGGCATCTTTCGTGTTGACGATGGTAAGGCAAACCTCGCACCGCCCGCCGAGAAGGCAGTCTACCGCCGCATGATCGGCGTGCAGATCGACAACGAGGAATGGATCGGCGTGGCGGTGCCGTTTGAAATGCCCGATGCGTTTGCAGGCATCACGCCGCGCCTAGCCCGCAAGTGCCAAGATGTGGTCGGCGGTGCTGCTGAAAACGAAAAGCCATACCGTCAAAATCCGCAGGCAAAGAATTGGGTCGGCCATGCTGTTGCCCATCTGCTGAATATCGATACCGAAGATAAGGCAGGCAAAGCGCGCATGGCTACCGTCATCAAGCAGTGGATCAAAACCGATGTGCTGCGCGTAGAAGCCATCCCAGACAGCCGCACAGGCCGCGAGGTGCCATGCGTTGTTGTCGGTGAATGGATAAAGCCAGAGGAAATGGATTAATGAGGCCAACTTACGAAAACCAGCAAACGCTGGCAGATGAGCGCAGCACGGCAGACACGCTGGAACAACTCTATAACTGCGAGTTGAAAAAGATGCCGATCAAGATGAGCCTAGACTTCATGGCCATGCGAAATGGTGTTGCCGTGTCTTTCATCGAGGTGCGCAACCGGAAAAATGGCAGGACCGTTTATCCGACATACATGGTGTCGCTTTACAAATACATGATGGCTTCCAGCATAACGCAGACCACCGGCCTGCCATGCTTTCTGGCAGTGCAGTGGGCAGACAGCCTCGGCATCGTCAAAATGCCGTGCGAAGACGGCGTGACCATCGGTTGGGGTGGGCTGACATCTCGCGGCGATCCGCAGGACATGGAACCGATGGCATACATCGACATTGACCAGTTCCGGGTGCTGCCATGATGGGTCATTTTTACTGTGATAAATATGCAACCACACCTCCACACCAGCTAGTGTGGAAAGGTGTGGTAGGTGTGGTAAAATCACTGCAAACACACTTCCACACCACCACCCCTTTAGGGGTGTGGGGTGTGGTGTGGTGTGATTTAGATGCAAGTGTGTGTGTGGAATTAGGTGTGGAAATCTGAGGGGGGTAACAATGGTCAAAAAGCCAACACGCCAGAAAAAGTCTGACCGCCTCATCTCGCAAAAGGCGACGGTCGATGAGCAAAAGATCGACATGATGCTGGCGCCACTCACGCGGGCTATTGACTTGGCCGACCGGAAATATGGCATCGACGTGCTGCCTGAGCTTGTGCAGCCCGAGACGGCGGCTAAGTGGGGCATGTGCCTCGGCAAGCTGAATGATGCGATGGACGCAGGTGACGTGGATGAGGTCGCCAAGTGGGTGGGAGCGTCCATTCGCGGGCTGGCCTACCTCGAAGCCGAAGTGGCCGCCAGCGGCGCTCTACGGGCTTCTCTGGACTTCTTCGAGATAGACGACGGCAACGGTAATATTTACGCAGTCATGGATGACGGCAGAAGCTGGCAAGAACTTGAGAGCCAGTATCCGGGGCGCACATTCGTGACACGCCGGGAAGCAGCGGTGGCGCTTTCGTTTTACAGGCAGCACGCTATCGGTATTATGACCGCAGAGGCAAAGAAGCATTTCCCGAAAGCCGAGGTTATCGGCATCAATGACAACTTGAACGATGAGATAAAGCTATGACCACAGAACGCACACGGGTGCTTGAAGAAGCCAACGAACTAATCAACGGCCAGCGTCAGGAAGACTACGGCACACCGCGTCAAAATTTTGGCGTTATCGCTGATATGTGGGCGGCATATCTAGGCACTGACATTGAGCCGCGAGACGTAGCTAACATGATGGCGCTTTTAAAGATCGCCCGCCTGCGTTTGGCAAATCATCGGGACAGTGCCGTTGATGGTGCAGGATACCTTGCGCTGGGCCATGAATTGGGGTTAGACTGATCGTGCAAGTGCGTATTCTCCCAGCGCAGTCTTGTTTCCTCCTCTGACTGGCCCGTGCACTGTGCGCGGGCCATTTTTCGTGTAGGGTGTTAGCATGGAAATCAAGATCGACCCGACGCAATACGATCAGGATGAGATGGAGGACATCGTAACGATATTCTTCTTGCTTATCGATGAGCTGGTCGATGAAGAAGGCGTTGACAGGACGCAGGCAATCACTGGCATGGCGATTGCGCTGCGAATGATAGTCGAGCAAAATATGCCGCAGGAAACGCTGCATTGAGTAAGCGCGAGCTTTCCTATATTATGCGGCATCGGCAAACCTAACCAGAGCGGGGCGAGGCGTCACGCAGAAGGCGGAACCATGACAGAGAAAAAGCCTTTCGGCAGGCCAAGTGAATATGATCCAGCAATGTGCGAGACAGTCGCCAACATGGGGCATGGTGGCGAAGGTGTTGTTGATGTCTGCGTCGAACTTGGCATCGTGAAGGATACTTTTTATCGCTGGGCGAAAGAAAAGCCTGACTTTTCGGACGCGGTAAACCAGTTTAAGCGTAATTCGCAGCAGTGGTGGGAGCGTGTTGGCCGAAACGCGGTCATTGGCGAAGTCAACGGCTTCAACGCAACTGCTTGGATTTTCAATATGAAAAACCGCTTTAGAGATGACTGGCGCGATAAAGTTGAGCAAGATTTGTCATCCAGCGATGGCACAATGACGCCAACAGTCATTGAGCGCGTCATCGTGAAGCCAGATGCCAGCGAATAAGCTACGCATACCAACGGCGGAGGTTTTCGAGCCTCTGCTGCATCCTGCCCGATACAAGGGCGCATGGGGTGGTCGCGGCTCTGGCAAGTCGCATTTCTTCGCAGGTCTAATGATTGAAGAAGCCCTGATGACGCCGGGATACAGGGCTGTCTGTATCCGCGAGGTGCAGAAGTCGCTTAAACAATCGGCAAAGCGCCTGCTAGAGGATAAGCTGCAAGACTTTGGGCTTGGCGAGGCGCATGGTTTCAAGGTGTTTCGTGAGGTGATTGAAACGCCGGGCGATGGCGTCATCACGTTTACCGGCATGCAGGACCACACAGCCGACAGTGTGAAGTCGCTTGAAGGCTTTGACCGGGCATGGGTTGAAGAAGCCCAAAGCCTGTCAGACCGCTCTATGTCTCTTCTGCGCCCCACCATCCGTAAAGAGGGGTCTGAGCTGTGGTTTAGCTGGAACCCGCAGCGTGCCAACGATCCTGTTGACATGATGCTGAGAGGCGCCACAACGCCCACTGGGGCCAAGGTGGTGCGGGCCAACTGGTCTGACAACCCGTGGCTGCCAAGCGTGCTTGAACAAGAGCGTAGAGACTGTCTGGCGGCCACGCCTGAGCGTTATGGCAACATTTGGGAAGGCGAGTATGCAACCGTCCTAGAAGGGGCTTACTACGCCAAGCACCTGACCGAGGCACAGCTAGAGGGGCGCATTGGC